CATTGGTATGAATCCTTCTAATAGGCAAGAGTTTACTCTTCCCAACGAGCCATAAGGGCTGCGGCAATATCATCCGTGTCACCACCGTAACGAGGGTTATTACGCAGTTTGGCTTGTGCCTCTTGTGCGCGTTTGGCCTTCAATGTTGTTTTGGAGGGTGGGGACTTTTTAGAACTCAAGACCTTTGTTCTTGTAGACTTTGACTTTGTCACTTTAGCCTTCGCTTTCTTTGATTGCGCTGACTTCTTTGACTCATCGTAAAGTCTCGCTTTGTTAATCAACATGATAACCGTGGGGTCCGTGTATTGATCAACTTGCTCTTGAGGCAGACCTGATTTTACAGCGAAGGCACGAATGTCGTTGTACAGTTCGTTGCCCCAATCTGGCAGGTTCTCTTCTAGGACACGCACACAGTCTGTGGCTGCCTTTTGAATCGCTTGCTGCTGATTGGTCTGTAGTTCCTGAAGCAATGCGCTGCTTTCCTCTTTGAGGAACTTCACATCGTCTTCGGCCTGACGTGCATCTTGTCTCAGTTGGGCGAATGTTTCAGCGTCCATCTGTTGGGCTGCTAGTAACATATCCATCTCTGAATATGGGGCTAGTCGAGACTCTGCACGTTCTAACATCTTTTGGTATGCTAATTGCGTTCTTTGGAACTCTTGTTCCGCAACTTTGCGCTGGGATGCTAAATCTTGAGACTTTTGTGTTAAAGATGCTTCTTGACCGTAAAGTCTTTTCAGTTCCTTCACGGATACCTGTTTGTTTTCACCTTTTACGCTGACTTCGACAAGGTCGTCTTCGGACACAGTGGTTGGTTCCTCTGTATCGTCTTCATCGTACTCTTCATCGTACTCTTCGGCGTCATCAGTTTCTTCAGGGTCCGTGTCGTCCTCTACTTCTTCTTCAAGGTCGTCATCGTCATCTTCATAAGCACCCTCTTGAAGGTCTGTCTCTTCGACCTCTTCGGGTGTCGCATCTTCGTCTTCGGGTTCAGATAGGTTTTCACCGTCATCCCACCGACCTAAGATTGCATCTGCGGCGTCATCTAAATCTAACGCGCGGGGTTCTGAGTTACTACTCGGGTCGTTTGTCATAGACCTAGTTCCTCTTGGCTATTGTCGCCTTGAGCCAAAATGTTGTCACGCACTTCAACTCTCTGCTTTAGGGTGTTCACCACGTCTGCGATTGCACGATAGTGGTGGTAGGAAGTCTCACGCTTCAACTTGTCGTCGGGCTGTGAGTTTACAAAAGTAGAGAAAGCACTCTCCACGATTGAATCGACAACAGAAGTGAACGCAGAGGACTTTAGTAGTACCTCTGCTTCATCCCCTGCCGTCACAAGTTGCTCTTCTTGTGTAGGCATGTGTAACCTTATGTTATTTACCCATTAGGGCTTGCGATTGCTCGGACATCCTCAGCACGTTTCGCAATCTCCAACTCTTCGTAGTTGACTGCTTCTTTGTGTGCCTGTTGTGACTCTTGTAAGTCCAGTTTGTCCGATTGTAATGCGAACTGCTGCTGTGCCTTGAGTTGCTCAAGTTCCAACTTCATGTTCGCAATTTGCGCGTCAGTCTGTGCTTTAAGTTCTGCAACTGCTGTCTGACGTTCTTGAACCTCCAACTGCTTCTGCGCCATTTGCATCTGCATCTGTGAGGCTGGGTCTGGTTGTTGTGGCGGTATTTGACTAGGATCGAGTAGATAGTCAGCAACATTCTTAATTCCACTTTTGTCTAAGATAGAACTCAGCATCTTGTGCTTCTGCTTTGGTCCGTACATCTGCTGAAGAGATGGGTCGGCACTAAACAACTGGTGGAACGCAAGATACTTCTGAATCTGTGTCTCCTGTTCACCATAACCAAGGTTGAACTCAACCATCACATCACGCTTGTCAGACCATTGTGCTGGTGTGATTTGGACGTAAGTACCCGCTAGTTCGACAATCTTTTCCATCGTCTCGTTCTCTACACACAACTGGTAGACAAGGTTGAACAACGGTTTCAGGAAGTTGTTAGCGAAGTTACGTGCGATAATCTTTTGACGCTGCTGGGACATAGTCGCCAGTTGCTCAACCATCGCTGCTGAGTTCTGTTTGCTGATAGCATCCTTGTTTAAGCCCTGAGATAGACGTGAGACACCTGAAGTGTCCTCTTTGTCTTCATCCAGCATCTGTATGGTCTGGAATATGAAGGGGTTAAGGGATGCCTGAGGCATTGGGTTGATTGCGTCTGGACGTGTCACGTTCACGATACCGCCGACACGGTTGTCGATAAGTTCACGTGGGTTTGTCAGTCCACCTTTGACCACAGTGTAGCGAGGGTTGTTAGTTACCATCGCGTGGTCAAGGATTGAGCGTGTCAACACAGTCCGTGCATTCTGAATGGCAATCAACTTGTCTGCAAAGTTGTTACCGTGGAATGCGTGTGGAATTGGTAGAGGTACGAATGCAACAAACGGCATACGTGTCACGATGTCTTTAGACAGCATGACGTTACCTACTTTGACAACACGATAAAGGTCTGTGGTTCCCTTAGCGTCTACGTCCAGTGGTAAGTAAGCCTCGACTACTGTCACCTGACGTGTTTGCCTTTGGTGACCTTTGCCAGCCGTGAAGCCACGTCCAGCCCCGATGTCATCGAAACGAGATAGAACCTCTGGGTCTGTGTCAAAGTCGTTGTCTTCGTCACTGATGTCCATGACTAGGTCTTCGTCATAGCCCATCTCAATCAGTTCTGCGATTGTCTTACGTGTACGGTGAGCAACGAAAGATGCAGATTCCAAAGAGCGACACTGTGGTTCGATTAAGAACTCTTCAGGTGCAACGGACTCAATCTTTACCTGTGAGGTGTCACGGAAAACACGTAGTTCACCTGTGTACAGACCAAACTCATCCTCTACGATTTCCTCAATCTCAACCATGTCATCAGACAAGACTGCATCAAGTTCTTCTTCGGTTAGGTCTTCGACATACTCTAGGTAACTATCAGTCTGCTGTTGCCAGTAAACTTTGGCTACCCCTGCCCTTGCAATCAAGCCATCATGGATGACTGTTTGCATCACCTCGAACAAGTTGTTTTGACGGTGGAGGACGTAGTCGGTGTACTCTGTACAGACTTCAGCCATCATCACGTCTTCTGGTCCTTGCGGTGAGAAGCGTAAGGTGCGGTTGCCTGTACTGAATGTTTCGAGAAGTGCAGCCTTCATACTTTCTACAGCATCGTAGACGTCCTGAGACACGTACTTACTGTTTCCGTCATGCACTGGTTTCGGAAGTTTTGCCGAGTAGTAGTCCATGACACGCGCACGTTCACGGCTCAGTTCACTGTCGGCATATCCTATCGACATTCGTAGGTTACTATCTACGATTGAGACGATTTTATCGTCATCAAGTTCTTTAAGTTCTTTCATCTTTAAACCATCTCAATATATAGATCATCGACTGCCTCTATTGGTTCCCAAGCACCCTCATGGATGTGGTTGGCTAATGCCAAACTCATTACACAGTCATCGAAGCATCCAGACTCCGCTTCCATACCACCATTGTTATTCACGATGTATGTCAGCATCTCTCGGATAGTTACTTTGTCGTTGAGTTCGATAGTTCCCTCACGAACCACAGCCCTAAGTTCATCAATGACTAAAGGCTTGGTCTTGGATGTGGTGGTAAAGCCCAACTTGACGGTCTCTTTGTCCGTCAGTTTGTCTACCTGTATCTCAGTGTAGAAATTAGGGTACGCCATGTCTTTACCGAGGCGTGTACATGTGAGAATACCGTGACTGTTGTTCTCTACGATTACCAAAGCGAAGTTAAAGAACTCGCCTAGTCTGTAGAGTACCTCAGCAAAGTAGTCTGGGTGTACTTGAGCACGATAGGTTGCGACCTGTCGTTTCTTACTGTCCAAGACTTGCGCCACGGACCAGTCGCCACCTCTGACACCCATCGCAACGTCAGCACCTATGGTATATCTCTCGCCTGAGTCATACTTACGGTACAAGGTGAGTTCACCTCTGACATTCTCTAGCCACTCTTCGCCCTCTAGGGCCAAGTTTGCTACAGGGTCAGGTGTGTCACCTATACGTTCTTGAAGTGCCTCTGGGTTGAACACAGGGCGACCTGTGGTCAAGAAGGCTTCTTCTGGTTCTGCTGGGTATTCTTGTTTGAAGAGGTCGATTCCGTTCTGGGCAATCTTGCGTCTACGGAACATAAGTTGACCATCGTCCAACTCATACTTCTCACACAACTCTTCCTCTTCAGGTGTACGCTCAAACTTCTCTGGTACATTCTCACGGTACTCAGGGTCCATAAACCAAGGGATGAACACTGGTGTATAACCGTTAGTTCCTTCTACTGCACCCTTCCAAAGGTCGTAAAAGATACCAGAGACACCATTAGCGGTACTCTCGACAAAGATAGCCGTACCTTTTTTGTTAGGCACAGCCTGTGTGAGACCGTTCCAATTCTCAAGTGCTGTAGACTTCGACCAGAACGCAAGTTCCGAGGCGTGTACGTGCGTAAGTGTCTCACCTCGACCAATACTCTCACCACCTGCCGTAGCAACCACATAAGAACTATCCAATACGTCAAAAGTAAGTTCTCGACGTGATGAATACTTAGTGTGTGGCTTCAGTAGTTCAGGGCAGTTCTCATGGTAACGCTTGGTCATATCGAACAAGGCTCTCGTACTGTCACTGTGGTGTGTAATCACCATTGCCTTACACGCTCTGCGCTGGGACACGTTGTGATACAGGTAACCACCGACATAGGTAGACAGACCTTGCTGTCGAGCCTTGAGGATGATGATACGGACTTTATCTTCGTCTGCTAATTGCTTCTCAACTGCCTTTTGTAAAATGCGCTGGGCAGGTTTGAGTTTCAAAGGGCTGATGTCGCCATCTTTGGTTCTAATCTTGAGTGCAGATTTAGCGTAGAAAGTGAAGTCGTCGTAGAGACGCTTGCGTACTTCTCTAAGTTTCTGATCCATCTTGCTCTTCTTCGTCATCGCTAACTAAGAGCGACTCCAAGAAGGCTTCAGCCTTGCCAATAGTAACTTCGCTCTTTGCAGCGGGTTTTGTCTTAGTAAAGTCCAAGACCATACGCGCGGCGGTCAAGCGGTCACGGTTTTGGCACGGCTCTCGCATGATTTCTACGGCTGCTTTTAGAGCCTCGACTGCGTATTCGTCATCAATGTTGTTATCTTTGGTCATCTTAGCAACAATCCTTTCGGCGTCTTTTTTCGCCTGTTCTCTGATTGGTGTAATGGCTTCCAAGCTGTACCCATCTGGTGTCCCTTTAGGACGTCCCGCATTCTTACGCTTTTTGGTTGACCACTGCTTTCTTAGGGCGCGACCTTCCTCGGTTTCCATCAGTTTTGCGAAGTAGTTTACCTTCCCCGCCTGATGGCCCTTCTGCGGCATCGTTAGTTCCTTTTTGGGACTCTTCTTTCTTGGGTTCTTGGGTGCGCCCATTACTTTTTACTCCTAATAGACTTCCGATGATTTCAAGTGTCTCTGGACACGCCTTGCAAAACACAGGGGCTGGTAGTTGTGCAGCCATCTCTCGCAAGATTAAATCTTTTTGGGCCTTCGTCAGTCCAGATGACTTCACGGCCTCAATGCTTTGCAGCAAGGGCATCAAGTCAAAAGCGGTTTTATTCATGGGTTTGCTCTCTTTGGGGGTTGTGGATGCCCCCGAAGGGACACCCTATGCTGTTAAGACACCATCAGGTATGGATGGTTCCTCATCTCCACCAGCGGCAGCGACTAGACCCATTGCCATAGCGACAGCGAGTATTGTTGCGAATGGATGTGAGTAGAACAGAATCTTACCGTTGTTCGCTTTGTCGAACTCAGCCTTAATCATCTTAGTGTTGATAGGCATAAGTTCTTTAGCGAGACGTGGGTTCATCAGGTACAACCACATTGGGTCAACTGAAAGTTCAGGCGCACTGTTTGTGTAGGCTCGGTAGTTACGCAAACGGTTTCTGAAACTTACCATTGTACCAGCATCGTTGTTCTGCACGGCTTTGTTGAGTTCATCTAGTAAATACGTCAGAGAACTACGAGGTGCCTGAGTCTCACTTGGATTACTCTCAATGTACGCTTTACCTGCTTCTTGGAACGCAATGATTTCCTTAATTGCAGGGTGGTCTAAACCTTTAGACTCAAGGATAGGCTTCATCACAGAGTAGTTGTAACTGTTCAGCCCTACTGTGTCGTACTCACCTGTACCTTTGTTTTGTACACCGCCTATACCAAAACGACCTTTACCATCCATGTTACCTTGAGTAAGCGAATGGCCCATCTCATGTAGTAAAGTGTGAAGAGATTTTAGTGTAGTTGTCTTTACGCCTTGGAAAGAACCTTGCGGTCTAATACCGAATACACTGCTACCAAAACCCTTCATGTCAGGGGTCCATTGGTGGACACCTCTTGTGCCTTTACCTTGCTTGGTGGCCTTCTGTAGCGCAGTACCGCTGTTCATAAGTTGAGCGGTAATGCCAAGAAGTTTTGCAACTTCGAGTGCTGTGTCTACGTCTTGGATACCGTTCTCGTACTTAGAACCCTTCTTACCAATCTCAATAATTGCTTTGGCTTCAGGTATGTTCTTCTTTACGGCTGGTGTCGTCGGCTTTTTGACCTTTTTGGGTTTAGGACTGGGGCTGACCAATGGAGGCTGGGCCACTTGTGTGGGTCCAGTTCCAGTTTGTCCGCTTTGCCCTCCTGTATCTCCTGATCCACTTGGTCCAACAACTGGCGCAGGTGTGGTGGGAGGGGTTTGATCTGGTCCTTCATCTGCCTTCTTTGCCTTTGGCTTTGCCTTAGATGCTTTGGCCTTAGTTGCCGCTTGCTGCATCTTGATCCTATTTAGATAGGGAACAAGGTACTTATCTGCAAGTGACATGGATGTAAGGCTCACACGAGCACCATCCACAATCTCAGTCGCTTTGAACACAGGATCGGAACCTAAGTTCAATCCAATTTCGTCTAGTGCCTTAGTCAAGACTGCACGGTCTGATGAATTTATGCTCTTGTCGCTATTCATTCCGTCACGGAGTGACTTTAAGAACGCCTTGTTAGCATCAATACCATCCTGAACGGCTGGTGAACGTGGTGCAACTGGTGTGCCATCTGGTGCTTGAGTCTGACCTCGCTTACTCTTGGTCTTGGCTGCTGCTTTATCGACAGCCTTGTCTTTGAGTAGTTCAAGTTTCACAAGTCCAATGACTTCAGTCAAAGGCGCACCTTCAGATGACATGTAACCTGTCTTCTGCATTCTGCGGTATTCCGCAATAGAACGGCGTGTCTCAGAAGAAATGTCTCTAGCCTCTATGCGCTGTAGAACTTCTTCCACCTTCGCATCAATATCAGTAGGCATTTTTTCTTTAGTAAACTTCGGATAGGCTTCGGCAACACCTGCGAACATTTTGCCACGCGGCGAGTTCGCTTTGGGTGGCGCACCTTCGTTGTACAGACGGACATAGGTCGCTGCCCTACGCGCTGCCTCTTCGTCATTGGCACGTTGTTTGGCTGCGGCCTCTTCTTGCTTGGCTTTTGCCTTGGCTTCAGCGGCCTGTTGTTTAGCGGCTGCACGTGCTTCAATTTCAGACCTTTTCTTCCCTGCTGCATCATCCTTGGCCTTAGCTGCCTGTGCTTGCTGTGCCGCCTTCAGACGTGCTGAACGTCCTTCGACTGCGGGACCAGTAGGGTCTGCTAGACCGTCTCGACCTTTGTTCTTCTTGATGAACGTGTTGAGTTTCGATCTGCGTCCTGTGATTGCGTCGATACCACGACCTGCTATCACCGTAGGAATCTGGACAGCCAAAGACTGACCACCAGTTGCAAGGGCTGCACCAGTGTTGATGTTGCCACCAATGATACCTGCTGGGTTATACGCACGTCCGAAGGATGGAAGTGGGTTGAAGGTGTCAGTGAACTGCGAGATGCCGCCCTTTAGACCGCCTGAGTAGACTTCCGTTACAATATTAGACTTACGAAGTGCATTTAGTAACGCTTGGCCTTCTTTGGTGTTACCTACAGTATCGTTTACAAAGTCGAGGTTCTCTTTGGTGACTGTAGTGGACACTTTGTTACGCGCTTGGCGTAGTGTCTCTGCAAATTTGGCTTTGGTTGCCGCATCTGCGTCCTTTAGCACCTCTTTGCTCAAGACCTTGTAGTTAGCGTCAATCTCTTCACGCGTCTTACTACGTGCAGCATTAAGGACAGCATTCGCACCCTTCTGTGACGATGGGTCGATGTCCTTAATGTTGAAGTCTTCGTCTGTAGCAATCTCTTGGAACATACGTGCCACGTCACCTGCCGCCTGATCTGTCTCAGGGTCAAGTTCCTCGCGTGGCTTCAGTACCTTCTCACCAGTCTTGCTTACCGTCGAGATGCCGACATTAGCTGCGCCAGATACTGTGGCACCAATGGCTGCTGCGTCACCGATACGGTCTACGACTTCTTGAGGTACATACTCGCCGCCTTGGACTGCTGTACCACCAATAATCAAGCCTTCCTGTCCAGCCTCTTGTAAGCCTTCACGGATAATCTTGAGTGTAGCACCGCCGCCTTTGAGTGGCGTAAGTTCTATAATACCTGAGGCAATCGCTGTTGCTAGGTCAGTACCAGTTGCAGTTGGGTCGAGACCCTGCTGTTCCTTTTCGTCTCTTGTGGCACCAAGAGACATTGTGGAACCTGCGATTGTACCTGCTGCGGCAAGACCTGCACCTACGACAGGTGCTGAGGTTGCTGCTAGACCTGCGCCTACAGATGCTGCGACACCCGCACCGACTTGTGGGGCAGCCTCAGTTGCACCGTAGAGCAAAGAGCGACCTGCGTCTGTATAGTCACCCTCACGGATGTTCTTAACGATACCGTCTGCGCCTTCAGGGCGTTGGTAGGTGGATGCATCTAGTTCCGCTTGGTTGCGCTGGGCGACATCCGCACCATACTGCTCAACACCCTCCATGCCAGTGAGTTCACCGACACCTTGGATGCCTTTGCCAAGCATTTTTTGTGCATTGTCTACACCGTAGCCTAAAGCACCGCCTAGGCTTTCGTCTGGTTGGGCAGGTGTTGGCTGAGTACCTTCGAGTGCTCTAGCCGCTGCGATAAGGCGTTTTGACGCCTCAATGTTGCCAGCGGCATGTGCGGCTCTCGCTCCACGTTTGTAGTCTTCAATGGTATATTCAGCCATCTCTTACCTCTAATTATTGATGTAGGCCAAGTCGTCGTCAGACAGTCCTGATGCTGTAGAACCTGTAGGCCTCTGCGTAAGCGGTACTGTACCACCTTGAGACAGGCGTTGTTGTACGCGCTGTAGGGCTTCCATGCGGTCTAGTATCCACTGTTCCCAAATTGCTTCATCTTGAAGGTTGCTTGGGGCTGGTGCCAAGAACAACTTCATCTCAGCGTTAGAGATAGCACCCTTAGTTTCGGCAACACGTAGAAGAGCATCGTCAACTTTGACGCGCTGTAAGATAAGGCGTCTTGCGGCGTCTTCGTCACCAGTGAAGTTATCTACTAGAGACTTTGCGATACCACCGATACCAGTTAGGTTACCACCTGCTGAACGGCTTTCACGGATTGCTGTAAGTGCGTCTTGATAGTTAGACATCGCTGCGTTTGTAGCAGTGAGTGCTTCACCGTCTTTCTTACTGCGTTTACCGCCACCTTTGGCACGTAGTTTAGCCATCTCAAGCTGACGCTTCTGTTCCGCTTCAGCCATCTTACGTTCTTGCTCACGGTTTGCGTCTTGGATACGTCCGTACTCTGTTGTTGCTGCGCCGATACCATCGCCTTTCAGCGCACCTGAGTACATTGCGCCACCAATGCGGATCAATGCCTCGTTACGGTCAATCAGCATCTGTGGCATCATAGAGCCACGTGCGTTGCTTGTCTTAGGACCAGATGAACTTGTGATACTACCTGCACTTAGTGCGCCTGTAGAACGCGCTTGCGCACCAGACTTCAACACAGGTTCGGATTCCGTGGTAGTTGGGGCTGCTGGTTGCGTTGTGTCTACTAGGACAGGCTGAGGCAGAGGTGCCATAGTCGGGTCGCTGTAGTCAACGTCAGGCACGACACGCGGAGCCAACACAGGGGCTGCGGGTTGCGCTGGGTCTAAGACTGGCGGTGCAACTGGATCAGGAATGTTTGCCTGAAGTAATCCTGCGGCCTGTACGTTACCTGCGTCCGCAAGTTCACGTAGTTTCTCTTTTGACAGAGTGCCTAAGTATGCATCGCTGCGCATAGGGTCTTGCATGATGGGACCGACAGGCTCAATGCCTCGGTTCATGTCACCAGATAACACAGGGTTTGTGTTCAGGTTGTTGCCAGCGTTGATAAAGTCTTGGACACTGTAGTCTTCGTAGCCTGTTGGTACTGGTGCAGCCGCTGGTGCTTCCTCGGGTGGGAAATACGGATTCGGCTGTACATTTAAGACAGGATTTTGCTGACTTGGGTTTGTCTCTGGAGAAATCTCATTCGGCTTAATGTCCAACATAGGACTAGGTGTGCCTACAGAGCCATATAGACGTGCAATGTTGTCTTTTGCGTCCTGAGGCATCTGGTTATACAACTCTTCAGTCATATAGCCGCCAAACGCCTCTCGGAACTTAGGGTTTTGACTAATTACTTCCCACATTAGTTGAATCCTCCAAGACCAGAGCCGCCAAATAGTGGGTTAAAGATTTTGCTGTTGCCGATAGCACTGCTAATCTGGTCGCCATATTGTTGCTGGAAGCCAAAGCCTTGCATTGCACCACCCATTGCCGCTTGGTACGGGTCGGTACGGTTTACTGCCACGTTTGACGGTGAGTTTGGTGCTTTACCAAGGATGCCAGACTGGTAGTTCATGCGTTGGCGCATCTCAAAGTCACGCGCGTCTTCAAAACGCTGACGGTCATCATTCAAACGTGCCTGATCGTAGCCTTGAAGTGCATTACCTGCGTTCATACCGAAGTTTGCACCCTCACCTAGCGTGTTTAGGCCAGTGTTATAGGCACTCATGACCTGCTGGTTGGCGTTACCCGCAGAATTTAAGGCTGAACCTTGGTCTATGAACTGCTGAGACTGCTGTGCGAGGCTGCGGTCAATCAGGCGGTCCTGAATACCAGCGGCGACATCAGCGCGGCGGTCATCGTAAGCACGTCTTGCAACGGCATCTGCGACACCTGCACGGCTAGAGTTCATGTTACCAGTGCCTGAGGCGTTCATATTGATGCCTGTGAGCGTGTTTTCCTCTAGGTTGCGGCGGTCATCACGCATTGCAGCGTCAACAAGGGAAGAGCCGTTGTTTGCTGCGTAGCCCATCGCTGCTGCTAGGCGGTCACGCTTGGCATCTTCAGATAAACCTTGGAACTGACTGTACAGATTGTTGGCATTGCCACCAAATTGGTTGTTTTGGCCCATCATAGTGTTGCCAGCGGCAATCATGTTGCCACCAATGTTGCCCATAGCGTTGGCTGTGCCAGTCTGGAATGCGTTTGGACCAGCGTAAGTGTCGTTAGTGTAGACTCCTGTGTCTAAAACACCGCCAAGTGCCGCTTGTGAGCCTTCTAAGTTAGCGTCTACATAGGGTTGGTACTGGTTGAAACCAGCCATTTGTGCTTCTGTTGCACGATCTTGTGCTTTGGCTTGCTTGTTGGCACCCATTAGGCCCATTGCGCCGCCGATTATTGCGCCCCACATGTTAAATTCCTTTTGATTTTTTGCTTACACGGCTACCCAAGACGTGCCGTTGTACACGACAAGACCAGTGAAGCCGTTGCCAAGTGGGTTCCAAGGAGAAACCGCGTACCTAATCATGCCCTTACGGACACCGTCAGGTTCTTTTTCTGCAACTTGCACAGAAGCGTCCGATAGAGACCTTATGACAGTCTCCAGTTCGCGTAGTTCCTCTTGGAGATATGGACCCAAGTTGTCTGCTTCTAGTCGTGGTATCTGACGTCGAACATAACGCGACACCAGTAGGTTAATTTTGTCTGAAAGAGCCATATGGTTCACCTGCGACCAGTGACCATCACCTCCACGTCCATACCTGAAAAGGCAAAGTCCTTGAGTGAGTCACTCGTCAATTTGTATGATAGGTAACGACCAGAGATACGTGTATCGACCTTGTAGTCGCTCAGTGCATCAAAGGTGTTAGGAGACCCATAGTTCGGGTCAGACGTTGGGATTGCTGAAGCACCAAAGGTGAAGTTAAAGGCACCATCAGGGTTCGGGGTAGAAACCTGTGGTATAACTTTTGTTATAACCTTGTAGCCTGTCAGTGGTATCCCTTGTTCGTCTAGGTCAATCCCTTGTCGCTCTAGGAACACAGGTTGTGAGATACTGTTGTCAATCTCGGCT